GCTTCTCTTAATATACAAGTAGATACTGGTGATGTCAATGTAGTTACCAGAGTAGGTAAAGTCAATGTCAATAGTGGTGGTGACTATAACTTAAAAGTAGGTGGTAATTACACACTAACCGTTGATGGTAGCCATAGTGAAACAATCGCAGGCACTCGTACTGAAACGGTAACAGGCGACAACACAAAGACAGGTAAGACAATAAACCTAAACTAATCTAAAAATCCATATATAGAAAGGGCCATTTAAAACTAGGCCTGCTAGGGTAATCTATAAATGCAATAGACGATACTATACATATCCAAGACTGGCCCGCAGGGACATAACTCAGCAAATATTCTTACTTAAAGGGCACAAAAATTTTTTGGGATATTTTTTATGTCGCTAGAGTGAATATATCTACAAAACAATAAATAGTTGTATCTCTAAAAAACTGGAAACTTATACATAGATGTGTAGAAACCTCCAGAGAAACCATAGAGTACACACACAAAGGATCCACAATGACGATATCGGAGCGTCTATCAAAAATCAAGCGCAAGGCGCAAAAACAGATAACTACTGATAATATAGTTGATATAAGCGTTGACTTCTTAATTCTAGTATTTGATGTATTGTCTAGTCCGATATTAATAGTAATGCGTTTAGTAAGGTTTTTTATAAGAAAGTATGTTGTTGAAAAAATTAAAAGATTTGTTAAGTGGTTTCTCCACAAGGTCTGTCGTATTGATAATACGCCATTGGATTGGAACGATTAAATGATTACTTTTTGGATATTAGGATTTAGTATAGCGTTTATATTAAGATGTGTCTTTGCGAAACCATATAAAGATGATGAAGAGAGGTTTAAAGATAAATGGAATTGGACTGGTTTTGGCGGAGGATAGGGCGTCTTTGTCTCGGAGTTTTATCTCTATGTAAAAATGGGGCGAAACTCGTAGGGGTCTCTTATCTCTTTGCGTTTTTGTATGTTGTGATTGTTGGTACGATTACTGAAAGGTCTGACTTTAATAGACTTGTTGGAACAACAATGTTAGACGAATTTTATATAGCGTGTGGTATTGTATTTGTATTATGGAGTGTATTAAGGATTTTAAACTCCCATAAATAATTATATGACTAAATTAGTTTTAATACTTTGTGGAATTAACACAATCGCTATATTGTTTTTGTGTTGGAACGCATATATGCAAATAGAAAGTTCAGGACATATGTGGAATATGTTTCAGGACTTTGAACGATTACTCATTGATATATTACAAGGTAGAATAACAGAAACGGAATCAGTATGAGTTTAATTAATCTTACAGATACAGCAAAAACACATTTAATCGCACTTGCAAAAGAACACAATAAAAAGTATGTTCGTTTAGAAGTTAAAGGTGGTGGTTGTGCTGGTTTTAAATATGACTGGTCTTTTGATGATGAACCAAGTAAAGATGACGAAAAGTTAGACTTTAACGAATTTAGTTTACTTGTAGATAAATCAAGTTTATTGATGTTATCAGGAATGACTATTGAATATAAGAAAGAAATATTTGGTAGTTTTTTAGAATTAAAAAATCCCAACGCAACAAGTAGTTGTGGTTGTGGTGAAAGTTTTGGTGTATAATGAATTACGATAGAAAGAAACAAGAAGAATTACTTTACAATGAAAAAGTAAGACAAGCCAATATGCAATCAGACGCAATAGAAATGTCTAATATGATACCTTTAGAAAAAGACTACAAATATCAAATGAGTTTGATGAAAAAACAACTTCAAATGATATTAGATGATAATAGAGGTTCTTCTGATTTAGATAAACAAATTGCAGTATTAACTGCTCAAAATAATATCTTACAGAAAGAGAAAGAGTTTCTATTAGAGACATTACGAGAGAACGGCATATTGACAACTGAATTAGAATAGTATAAGATATAGTTATGACAAAAATGAGAGACAAAACCGTCTTGCCTCAACTAGTTGGTGTAAACAAAGACGGCAAAGATATTAACGGCGAAGTATTATATCCTTTTGGTCCACCTGTTTATAGAACAGAAATAGACGATAACATTTTACAGATGTTAATTGATGAAGGTAAAAGAATACGAGAGCAAAATCATAAAGAACAAGACCATAGAAATCATTTAGCAGGTCATATGGGTGCTTCAAAAGATAGCACTTCTGTAAGATTTGATAAAGGAGAAATTCGTAATCGTGCTGATATGGCGATTGTTCAAAAGGTATTTGAGTTCTTTGATATACTTGCAGCTAACTATGGTCAAGGTTGGCCTAATATTCATAAGACACTATCTCCAGATAATAAACCTAATGTGTTAAGATTAGACCAGTTATGGATTAACTTTCAACACAAATACGATTTTAATCCACCACACGACCATAGTGGTGTTTTTAGTTTTGTAATGTTTGGTGATATAGACGAAAAGATATTTACTGAAAATGTACCACCTACTAATGCAAATGTATCAGGTAAATTATGTTTTACATATGGCGAACAAATTACAAAATTACAAGCAAATAGTTTTACGGTAGAACCTTATAGAGGTTTGATGTGTGTTTTTCCTGCTTCACTTCAACACTATGTAGCACCTTTCTATACTGACTATGAAAGAATAAGTATTAGTGGTAACTACATACTAGAAAGTCCAGGTCAAAATGTTAAACCTTTGACAAGAGAACAATCACAAAAATTAAATTTAGTATAATGACTTACGAAGCAATAGTAATTACAATATTTGTGTCTTTATGGATTATGGGGCAGTTTTAATGGATACAGAAACAATAGAAAAGATAAAATTTATTTTAAAAGATAAAGTAGCACCATCAGTTGCAGCTCACGGTGGTAAAATTGAATTTAAATCTTTTGAAGATGGTAAATTAAAACTTATGATGTCAGGTAGTTGCGCTGGTTGTGCTATGTCTCAACTTACTTTAAAACAAGGAGTTGAAAGTATGATGAAACATTATGTACCAGAGGTCACTCATATAGAAAGTGAAGATGACCCAACAGCAAAGGAACAAGGTTATACACCTTGGGCATAATAAATGCAATCACAAAGAAAAAGAAGTTTACTAAAGACCTTAACTTGGCGTATTTTAGCAACTAGTGATACATTTCTAATTTCTTATTTAATTACAGGCAGATTTGATTTTGCAGGTGCAATCGCAGGTATAGAAGTAATAACAAAAATGTTTCTATATTATATGCACGAAAGAGGTTGGGATAAAGTTAAGTTTGGTCGTAGTGTTAATGAACAACACACTCACATATTTCCTGATTTCAACGAAGTAAAAGTTGAAAAACAGGAAAGATGGATGAATATTAAACCTAAAAAATAATTAAGACGCTAACTTCATTAAAGAATAAGGCACGGTCCACTTACCACGACCATCTTCCATAACAACAGCTTTCTTAGGATTACATTTAACAATAACACCTTTGTGTTGTTTACCATTAGGTCTGCCAAATATTACTTTAGCACCAACAGCAAATTTGTTAATGTCTTCAGCTTTTGCTTTTGCAATACAAGCCTCAACAATGTATAAGTGTTCTTTATGACTAGGTTCTCTAATCCACTCTAACACTTTGTTTAAATCATTAAATTTCACTTCTGACATAATATACTCCTTTTAGTTAAGATATAAAGGTCCTGTCCATTGGATCATATAGTTTCCAGAAAGAACATTTCCTCTAGGTTGATTTAATGCAGGTGCATTGTAACCAGCAGGTTTCAATATATCACCTTTTTTAAAATGTTTAAAGTCTTCTTTTACGATAAATGCAAATACACCATTTTCTCTTACAACTTTAATGTATTTCTTTCCTTGAGAAACTTTAATTAAAGAATCCCATTTATCAACTTGTTCTTTTGAATAACCAGTAAGTTCTTTTCTACCATCAGAAGTAGAACATCTTACATAGTCTTGTTTAGCACCTTCCATCAGGTTCTTAACACCTTCTTCTAGTGTTTTAGCAGTTTGATTTACTTTTATCATAGTGTTTATTCTCCCTATTTGTTGTTTTCAATGTCTTTTGCTTGAAAATAAAAAGTTGCAATCGCTGAAACTATCGTAATTGCGAACATTACGAAAAACATTGTCCAGTTTTCTTGTCCTAAACAATGACCACCGCAATCTTCTATTGCACCTACAGCCATTATTGCACTTAATATAGTGATTATTGAAAAAAATGATGTCATTTTTTGTCCTTTCATAGTGTTTGTTAACATATACATACTAATATACCATAGTTAACGAAAGGTGTCAAGCAAAAAATGAGCATTTTTTCAAAAAAATACATAATTTTTGCGTTTTTTGTACTATTTTTGTTCTCTGGATGTTCTTTTAAGTTTACAGATTGCAAAATTTTCCCCAATATTGAAGATAATCCCATTGACAATAAGTTTCAAAGAGAAAGTATTAAAAAAACTTTAAAACAAGGCGGTGTTTACACGCAATTTAAATGTAATTTCTAAAAAAGACCATAAATATAGAAAAAGAATGGGAGGTTTATGGCAAGAAAAGGAATTTTTGGCATAAGTTTATATACTAAATCAAAACCGAAGAAGACAAGTCAAGGAAAACGAAAAAGAATGGTTAAATTTAGTTCAATGAACAAGTCTAAAAAGAGAAGTTGGAAGGCTTATAGAGGACAGGGTTAATGGAAGGCGAATTTAAGATTAAAGTAGGTAGAAGTATCTACACTTACACTAATTTTGACGATATACCAAAAGAGATTGGTGCTGTTATTTCATTTAATCCTAAATATCCAGAAGAACCTCATACAGAAGAAGAACATAAGTTAATAGAAACCTTTAACGACAAATTACAGGAGCTAATGAAACGGGAATGCCGTCGGTTACGAGAATAGGAGACAAAGATGTTACCCATTGTAGTACACCTGCAAGAGCAGAAGGTTCGCCTAATGTGTTTTGCAATGGTATTGCAATAAGTAGACAAGGTGATAATAATACTTCACACTTGTTACCACCTGTTCCTTGCCCTGCACACTCAGCACCTATAGCAACTGGTAGTACTACGGTATTTGTAAATGGTAAAGGTTGTGGTCGTGTAGGTGACGCAATATCGGGTTGTACAAGTGTTGCTGAAGGTTCGCCTAATGTGTTTGCTGGTTAGTGTATAAATATTAGTGTTATGGCAAACTATGATAGTAAATCTTCAACTAGTAAAGACAGGGTAACCAGGATATATTCTGATTTAGACCTTGATTTTATGCGTAATCATACGACAAGCGATTTAACAAAGTTAGAAGATGTTGAAGCTGTAAAAAGAAGTGTTAAAAATTTAATACAAACAAATCATTATGAGAGACCTTTTCATCCTGAAATAGGTAGTGATGTAAGAGCATTGTTATTTGAAAATATGACACCTCTTACTGCATTAAATTTAGAAAGAAAAGTACAAGAGGTTTTACAAAACTTTGAACCTAGAGCAAAGATAAGTTCAGTTATAGCAGAACCTATTGAAGATAGAAATGCTTATCATTTACAAATTTCTTTCTATGTTGTAGGTATACAGACACCAGTTGTCGTAGAAACATTTTTACAAAGGTTAAGATAAAATGGCAAGCACAAAATTAGACATATCAGAATTAGACTTTGACGCAATTAAAGTAAATCTAAAAAACTTTCTATCTAAACAAGCAGAATTTTCAGACTATAACTTTGAAGGTTCAGGTTTTGCAATTCTAATTGATTTACTAGCATACAATACACACTATCTTGGTTTCAATGCTAATATGTTAGCAAATGAAATGTATCTGGACTCAGCAGATATAAGAGCAAATGTAGTTTCACTTGCTAAGATGTTAGGTTATACTCCTTCTTCTGCAAAAGCACCAGTTGCTTCAGTTGACATTGTTGTTAATGACGCAACAGGAACAACTTTAAGTATGGACAAAGGACAAACATTTACAACTTCTGTAAATGGTACTACTTACAATTATATTACAAATGAAGATTTAACTATTTCACCTGTTGATGGTGTATTTAAGTTTTCAAATGTTTCTTTATATGAAGGTACACAAACAACATTTAGATATACGGTTGACGAACAAGACCCAGACCAAAAATTTATTATACCTAGTGCTAACGCCGACACTTCTACATTAAAAGTAAAAATACAAACAAGTTTACAAGATACTAGTTCAACAACATATTCACAGGTAACAGGTTTAACAAAATTATCTTCTGAAAGTAATATCTATTTTTTAAATGAAACAGATACAGGTAAATTTGAAGTAACCTTTGGTGATGGTATATTAGGTAGAAAACCACAACAAGGTAATATTGTAATATTAGAATATATTGTATCTAATAAATCTTTATCAAATGGTGCAAGTACTTTTGTACCTGCAGGTTCTATTGGAGGTTTTTCAAACATTACGGTTACAGCAAATAGTGTATCGCAAGGTGGTAGTGAACCTGAAAGTAAAGAGAGTATTCGTTTTAATGCACCTTTACAATATACAGCGCAAGACAGAGCAGTAACCACTTCTGATTATGAAACAAAAGTTTTATCTGTTTATCCTAATGCACAATCAGTTAGCGCTTGGGGCGGTGAAGATGACGAAACACCTATCTATGGTGTTGTTAAAATTGCAATTAAAGCTGCTAGTGGTTCTACATTAACTACACAAACAAAACAAGATATTATATCTAAACTAAAAGAATATAATGTTGGTTCGGTTACACCTCAAATTGTAGACCCAGAGGTAACTTCTATTCTTTTAACAACAAATGCTAAGTATGACGCTGCCGCTACTACAAAAGATAGTGAAACATTAAAATCAGATGTTATCTCAGCATTAACAACATACAATTCAAACACACTACAAAAATTTGATAGTGTATTCAGATATTCAAAAGTAGTTAAAGCAATTGATGATAGCGATACTAGTATATTATCAAATATAACTACATTAAAAATTAGAAAGTCTTTTACACCTACATTAAATAGTTCTTTAAAATATAATGTTTATTTTAGAAACGCACTTTATAATCCTCATATGGGACATAACTCTACTATGGGTGGTATATTATCATCAACAGGATTTAAAGTTAACGGTTCTGACTTTGAACATTTTTTAGATGATGATGGTAATGGTGTTGTAAGAGCATATTATTTGTCAGGCGCAACTAGAGTTTACACAAACTCAACGCAAGGCACTATTGATTATTCAACAGGTGCCATTACAATTAATTCATTACAAATAACAAGTATATCAAATATTAGAGGGAGTGCTTCAAGTGTAATAGAGTTAACCGTTCAACCATCTTCAAATGACATTGTTCCAGTTAGAGACCAAATACTAGAAATAGATATTGCAAACTCAACTATCAATGTTGTCAAAGATACTTTTGTAGGTGGTGCTTCAGACGCTGGAGTTGGTTACAATACTACATCCGCATATTAATAAATGGCAAAGTTCAGTAAGAAAATTACTAACTTATTAGGTAGTCAGGTACCTGAATTTGTACTTGAACAGCATCCTAAATTTGTAGAATTTGTAAGAACATATTTTACATTTATGGAAAGTGCTGAGTTAACTATTCTTAACTCTCAAAGCACAGAAGGTATATTACTTGAAACAGAAACAGGTCAAACTAATAATCTAATTTTAAACGCAAGTCGTTTAGGTTCAGAAGCAACTCAAATAGACGCTGGTGGTAAAATACTACAAGAGACTTCTTCTTTTGGTGCGTTTACTCAAAATGAAATAATCAAAGGTTCAACTTCAAAAGCAGAAGCAGTTATACTTGCTGAAGATAATAATAATAACGGCAAGTTTATTATAACAACGCAAGATAAATTTATTGAAGGTGAAACTATTATAGGACAATCTTCTAATGCGTCAGGTGTTGTTGGTTCTTATAGACCTAATCCAGTTCAAAATATACAAGACTTATTAAACTTTAGAGACCCAGACAAAGTTATTCAGCATTTCTTAAATCAATTTAGAAATGAGTTTATGAAAACTATACCTGAAGACTTACACGAAGATATTAATAAAAGAAACTTAATTAAAAATATTAAATCACTTTATAGAACAAAAGGTACTGCAAAAGGACACGAAATATTTTTTAGATTGTTGTTTGGTTTAAAATCAGAAACATTTTATCCTAGAGAACAAATGTTAAGAGTATCAGATGGAGAGTTTACATTTAATAGAGTATTAAGATGTATTAATCCTGTAGGTAATACTGGTCAATTAATTGGTAGACAAATTACAGGTACAACTTCAGGTGCAACTGCAATTGTAGAAAACATATCTCGTTTTCAAATAGGTGCAACTTTAGTTTCTGAATTTTTATTAAACGAAGAAAGTATTACAGGTACTTTTTCTGTTGGTGAAGTTGTACAAGGTACTGCCACAGATACAGATGACTTGTTTATTAAATCAACTATAACAGGTATACCTGGAACATTTACAATTACAAATGATGGTGCATTGTATCAGAATAACGATAATATTAAATTAATTGGTGGTGGCGGAGGTTCTATTTGTCAGGTTGAAAATATAGGTCAAGGTTCAATTAGTGAATTTTTTATAAACGCTGCTGGTAACAATTATCAAATAGGTGACAAACTTGTTTTTGATAATCAAAATACAGATGGCGCTGGTGCAATAGCAGAAGTTGCTGTTGTTAATGGTGCAATTGCAGGAGAAACAGGAAGTGGTTATGACCATATTGTTTACGAAACTGCAACAAGTAAAAATGATATTAACCCAGGCGATAAAATAGTTTTAGAAGAAGGTATTGGAGATATTACTGATATAAGATTAATTAATGGTGGTTCTGGTTATAGTACAACACCTACGGTAACGGTTACAAGTTCAACTGGTGTAAACGCTGAAATATTTGCTTATGGAAATGAAATAGGAAATTTATTAGGTATTAAAGTTATTGAAGCAGGTTCTGGACACGAACAAAGTCCTTCACCACCTACCGTTGCAATTCCTCAATCAATTATAGTTTTACAAGCAACTGGTAATTATGCGACAGACGAAACGGTTACTGGTGGCACTTCAGGTAATACAGGTGTTGTTGTAAGTTGGGATAGTACTAGAGGTATATTAAGATTAAAAGATGTAAGTGGTCCATTTACAGGACACGAAGTTTTAACTGGTTCATTATCAAGTACAACTGGTCTAATGGCAAAAACAGATTTAGCAACTTCAACGGTTGATGTTGTTGCCGTTTCTGCGTCTGAAGGTAAATATGTATCAGAAGACGGACACTTATCAGAAACAACAATGAAGATACAAGATAGTTTATACTATCAGGACTTTTCTTATGTTATTAAAGTAGGTCGTACTATTGATGAATGGAGAGACGCATTTAAAAAGACAATGCACCCTGCTGGTTTTTATTTTACAGGACAAGTTAATATTGAAAGTAGATTAAATGTTAAAAATCGTATGCCTGTTATTGGTAGAGTTTCAGGTATATCTGCAAGTCCATTTATCGCTATCTTAAACACATTATTTGCTACGGTGTTTGGTAGAAGATTAGGAACAGAAGACGATGGTACTACATTGAGAGCAAATGCACAATTAGGTGTTGCTGATGGTTCACAAGCAGGTGTAGGTGGTTCGCCTTTTGCTAGTAATACAAGAGACATTACTTTAAAAAGAACAAACATAGCATTTAGTTTTCAGTTTAAACCATTTTACAACTTTAGAACATTTAATACAAACTTCGGTTCTGTATATGCAGGACCTAGATTAAGAAGTTTTGACAAGTACTTTCAAAGGTCAATGTCTGCTTCAAGTATGGTATGGGGTAGAGTAGCAGAATTAAGAGCGATAGGTACAAACACTAACGCTGATGGTTCATTATTACAATATGGTGATTTATCAACAATTGCGAAGACATTTATTACATATCCTGCTGAGGTATTAGTGCCTCAAGGTAGATTTAGTAATACGCAAAAGAAATTTAGTAGTGGTACAGCAACTTTTGATAGTACCGTTTAAAATCGGTTATAAATATTAGGACAGGAAGAAAAATATGGCAAAACAAAGTATAGGATTAGGAAGTTCTCCCAATGACGGAACAGGTGATAACCTGCGTGTCGGCGGTGATAAAGTCAATGACAACTTCAACGAAATTTACACAGCACTAGGCAATGGTACTGATTTACAGATAACAACTGCTGGTGCTTCATCAAACCAAGTATTACAATGGAACACTTCTAATAATAGATTTGAACCAACTGCTTCTGCGGCTGCAGGAGATATATCAGTAGATACAACTCCACAACTTGGTGGTGATTTAGATGTTAACGGAAATAAAATAGTATCCGTAGCAAACGGCAATATTGAAATTCTTCCTAATGGTTCTGGTAAAGTAAAACTAGACCAATTATTCTTTCCTGATACGGTAGGTACTTCAACTTATGTACTTGCAACTGATGGCGCAAGTCAGATGTATTGGAAACAAGTGGGAAGTACAATTACTCTTTCTGCTGATAGTGGAACACCTGATACATATACCGTAGGAAATACTTTATTGTTTTCTGGAACAGGTGGAATAACTTCAACGGTTTTAGATGATACTATTAGATATACTATTGATAATACGGTTGTTGCTACTCTTTCAGATAATCAAACTTTTAATAATAAAACTTATAACGACCCAATCATTACAGGTAATGGTACAGGTGCTGGTAATTTAAAACTTACAGGTAATAGTTATATAAGACAAGGTGGTGGCGCATTATCAGGTTTCTCTAGTGCTGTTCAATATGATGGTGCCTTTGCTGTTGATACAACTGCATACAAAGCTTATTATGCTGCCAACGGACAATGGAATGAAATGCTATCAGGTACTTCATCTATTGACGCATTATCAGATGTAGACACAACTACTCAAGCACCTTCAAGTGGTCAAGCACTTGTATGGAATGCTGGTGCTTCTGCATTTAGACCAACAACAATTTTAAATAATGTATCAGATGATACTTCACCTACTTTAGGTGGTAACCTAGCAACTGGTTCTAATAATATAACAGGTTCAGGTAATATAGATTTACAAGGTGGTGGTAGTAAACTTAAATTTAATTTTGCAAACTCATCATCATTTCCTAATTCAACAACTTACTCTGGTGCTGTTGCACTTGCTGAAAACACTAACAAAATGTTTTATGCAACGAGTTCAGGTTGGATTACTTTATTAACAGAAAACGATAGTATCAATGTTTTATCAGATGTTGATACAACAACTAATGCTCCGTCTTATGGACAAGTATTAGTATATGAAAATGTAGGAGGTGTTGGTCGTTGGAGACCTAATGATTATACTCCTGCAAATAGAATATCTGCACGATTTACGGTAACAAATAGTGGTTCAAGTGATTATGTATTTAATGGTGACGGATTTATAGGTAATAATGGAGTTGCAAATCCACAAAACGATCCAGTTCTTTATTTAAAGAAAGGTCATACTTATGAATTTGTTGTCAATTCAGGTGCTTCTCACCCATTCCATATTAGAGTTTCTAGTGGTGGTTCAGATTATAATTTTGGTGTTACCAATAACGGTACTGGTTCAGGAACAATAACTTTTAATGTTCCTATGAACGCACCATCAACATTATATTACCAATGCTTCAATCATAGCGGTATGGGTAATGTTATAAATATAAGTTAAAGATAGAGGAAAACAATGCCAGCAATAATAACAAGTAAATTCAGAAGGAACAATGCACAAGCATTTGAAACTTCTTTTGGTTCTTCAGGTAATAAGTATTATCTAGGAATTGGAAAGCCTTCTGCGTTTGGTACTAAAACAAGACCAGACGGAAGAACAGAAAATTTAGGTACTGATAGTACCCCAATTACACCTGCCGATAGTGTACAACAAGAGTATGATACTTTTGATGATTTATTGGCTGTAAAAAGAATAACAAGCTCAGATGTAAGTTTCGCAGCTCCTAGAATTAACTGGACTAGTGGAACGGTCTATGATTATTATAGACACGATTACGGCAACAGAATTACAGGTGGTACCTCTATCCAATCTGCAAACTCTGGCGCTACTAATCTATATGACGCAAACTTCTATGTAATGAACAGCAACTTTCAAGTGTACAAATGTTTAGACAACAATAACAATGGTCAATCAACAATTGAACCAACTGGCGAAAATACACTTATTTTAGAAACTTCTGATAATTACAAATGGAAGTATATGTACACTTTATCTGCTTCTGCACAAGCAAACTTTTTATCAACAGACTTTATGGGAGTTTCTTCAAACTCAACGGTAACAAATGCTGCTGTTGATGGTGCTATAAACATAGTAAAAATTAAAACTCCTGGTACAGGTGGTACTAATGGAACATATACAAACATTCCTATGAGAGGTGATGGTTCTAATGGTCAAGTATCAATTACAATTGCAAGTGGTTCGGTAACTGCTGTGTCGGTAACAAATGCTGGAACAGGATATTCATATGCAAATATTAGAGTATCAGATATAAATGTTGCTGGTGGTGGTTCTTTAACTGGTGCTGAATTAGATTGTATAATTGAACCAAAAGGTGGTCACGGTTTTGATCCTTTTGAAGAATTAGGTGCTTTCTTTGTAATACTTAATACTTCTTTTGAAGGTGCTGAAACTGCAAACTCTGGTGACTTTACAACAACAAACGATTTTAGACGAGTATGTTTAATTAGAGATCCTAAATCTGCTGGTTCAGCTGCTACGGTTACAACATTAAGAGCAACAAGAGCAGTTAGATTTTCAGGAACACCTGGTACATTCCAAGTAGACGAAAAGATTACACAAACAAATACAGGTGCTGTAGGTAAAGTAGTACAATTTGATAGTGCTAATAAAATTTTATTCTACACACAAACAAGATATAGTGATGAAGGTGTTGACGCAAACGGAAATAAAATATTGTTTAGTGGTACAGATACAATTAATGGTGCTACTTCTTCTGCAACAGGAATACCTACAGGAGTAACCGAAACGGTCAATAATGTTTCTTTAGTTAGTGGTCACTCATTACCAGAGATAGATGAAGATAGTGGAGATGTAATGTACATTGAAAACAGAGCACCTGTTGCTAGAAGTGTAGACCAAACTGAAAATGTTAAATTGATTATTGAATTTTAAGAGGAAAATAAATGCCAGCAAAAACTGACTTTAACCTCTCTCCTTACTATGATGACTTTAACGAAAGTAAGAAGTTTCATAGAATACTTTTTAGACCAGCGTTTGCTGTTCAAGCGAGAGAGTTAACACAATCACAATCTATTCTACAAAACCAAGTAGAAAAAATGGGTAACCATATATTTGAAGATGGTGCTCAAATGATACCTGGTGAGGTAACTTATGATTTACAATATTATTCAGTTAAGTTATCTTCTTTCTCTGGCACAACTAATTTATCAGATTTTATAGGTTTAGAATTAGAAGGGCAAACTTCACTTGTTAAAGCAAAAGTTATCGCTGTTGATGTTGCAACTTCAACTGACCCAAATACTTTATATGTTAAATATACAAAAACTGGTGTAGGTAACGCAACAACTGACTATGTTGCTTCTGAAACTTTATTAGCAGTACACCCAACATTAGGAAATATAACTGGTGTTTGTGATGGTTCACAAATTGGTTCAGCTGCAAACATTGCTTCAGGTACTTATTACATAAATGGTTTTGCTGTTAATGTTGCACAACAAACAATAGTATTAGACAAATATACAAACACACCATCTTATAGAGTAGGTCTAAAGGTTACTGAAAGTTTTGTAACCCCTAACCAAGATACTTCACTAGTTGACAATGCTGCTGGTTCTTCAAACGCAAATGCTCCTGGTGCTCATAGATTTAAAATAGATTTAACTTTAACTAAACTTGCTTTAACTTCAATTGAAGACGATAGTTTTATTGAGTTATTAAGACTTGACAATGGACTATTACAAAGTAGAGTTAGAACAACTGAATATGCAATATTAGAAGATACACTTGCTCGTAGAACCTTTGACGAAAGTGGTAACTATGCAATCAGACAATTTGATTTAGATGTTAGAGAACATTTAATTAATGGAGACAATAGAGGTATCTTTACTTCTGCTGAAGGCGGTTTAGAAAGTAAACTTGCATTAGGATTATCTCCAGGTAAAGCATATGTTAGAGGTTATGAAGTAGATAAGATAGGAACAGAATTTGTTGCTGTTGATAAACCTAGAACATTTGGAACAGAAAACGGTTTCAATACTTTATTTGATGTAGGTAATTTTATAAATGTATCAAATGTTTATGGTTCTCCAGATGTAAACGAAAACGCAACTGGTCCTGTTGAGGCATTTAAAAAGGTAGAATTAAGATTAGATGGTGCAACTTATGTACCAGGTACCATTAATGCAAATGTTCAAAATAATATTAATGAAATAGGTAGAGCAAAAACAAGAGGTTTTGAATACAACGCAACAATCGGCACACCTATAACAACTGCTGGTAATATATCAGCAAATCCAAACAATGTAATGAAACACTACTTGTTTGATGTTGAAATGTTTAGTCATATAGGTATTACAGACGCAATATCATTTACGACTGGCGAAACTTTAACAGGTGGTACTTCAGGTGCAACTGCAATCGTAGAAAGTATTTCATCAGCAACTTCTGCTTATGCAATCTCTTCATCTACAGCTGCAAATCCTGTTGTTATTACAACAACTGCTGATACAGATATTAAAGATGGTGACGCAATTAAGATAACAGGTGTTACCACACAAACAGAATTAAATGACAAAGTATTTTATGTAAAACAAGACCCTAGTGGTACTGCAAAAAGAGATTTCATATTAGTAAATGCTGACGGAACAGATGTTGATGGTTCTGGTCATACAGGTGCTGGTACTGGTGGTACTTTATCTATGGGTAAAGTTGTTGTATCTGCTGTTAACGGAGAATTTCAAGCAGGTGAAACAATAACTGGAGGTACTTCTTCAAATACTGCAACTATCAAAGCAGATGTATTTGGTAATAAAGGATTTACTTCTTTCTCAATTGTTGATACTAAAGAAATTACAATGGCAGGTTCTCCAACTTATACTGCACAAACAAATTTAACTAGTTCTTTCGGTGAAAATGTACAACTCTCTGGTAATATTTCAATATCAGGTGGTTCAGCATTAGTTGTCGGATTCAATACTAAATTTAATGAAGAATTAAAAGTCGGTGATAGTGTTGAATTTGCTGATACAGGTGGTACAATTATTAACAAGAAAGTTCTACAAATACATACAAGTTCATCAATAACACTTGATAGTGCTATCGGTGCAACTGCTGTTTCAAACTCAATCATAATCAGAAGAAGAACAAAACTAAATGGTGCTGATAAAAATATTTCAGTATTCAGTTTGCCTTATGATACAATTAAAACATTAAGAACAACTGCAAACTCTGGTATAAGTGATACTTCTTATACCGTAAGAAAAACTTTTGTAGGTGATTTATCTTCAACAGGAGATATTACAATTACTGGTCAAACAGGTGAAAGTTTTGTTCCACAATCAGAAACAGATTATTCAGTAACCATAATGACAGCAGGTGGTGCTTCTTCAGCAGGTACTGCTGGTGATAAACTATCTACAACTGGTAATCAACACGAAGGTAATCCTTGTTTTATTTTAGGTGGTTCTCCTACAGGTCGTTCATTAACTTTAGACTTTGGTGCTAATCATCAAGGACATACGGTTAAAATTATTGCAACTTTATCAAAATCTGCACAGGACGAAAAATCAAAAACATTACAATCTAACGAAACGGTTGCTGTTGCTACACAAGCAGCTGCCGAAGCAAAAGTTATTGGTCTAGGTAAAGCAGATGTTTACCAATTAGTTTCAGTTAAAATGTCTGCTGACTTTAGTACGGCTGCAACTTCTGGTGATACTGATATTACAGAAAGATATACTTTAGATACAGGTCAAAGAGATAACTTCTATGACATAGGTAGAATAGTAAGAAAAGAAGGTGAGTTAGCACCTACAGGACAATTATTAATTACATTTAATTATTTCACACACGGTAATGGTGACTTCTTTAGTGTAGATAGTTATGTCTCAATTAATTACGAAGATATTCCATCTTACACTTCTGATACTTCAGGTGATACTTTTGAATTAAGAGATTGTTTAGACTTTAGACCTAGAGTAGATGACGCAAGTACAATTAATGCTGGTCAACAAAATAGAAGTTATGATGGTGCTGGTGCTTCAAAAGTTGATGTTGTTAAATTTGGTACTAATGTAACCACAGACCACGAATATTACAAAGGAAGAATTGATAAACTTTACATAACAAAAGAAGGTGAGTTTAAAATTTTATCAGGTGCGCCTGATACAAGACCACAAGAACCTGGTCAATTAGAAAATGCAATGCACTTATACACAATAAGTTTACCTGCATATGTTCTAAAACCTGAAGATGTAAATTTTGAAACGGTTGATAATAGAAGATATACTATGAGAGATATCGGAGAAATCAACAAGAAAATTGATAGAGTAGAATATTATACTCAACTATCATTATTAGAAACTGCTGCTCAAGCATTACAGATACAAGATAGTAATGGTTTTGACAGATTTAAAAACGGATTTATTGTAGATAACTTTGATGGTCACGGTATTGGTGAGGTTACAAATGGTTCTCATAGATGTTCTATTGATTATAGAAAGAAAGAATTAAGACCTCTATTTAAACAAGACGCTGTTGAAGTAGAAGAGATAGACGAAGATGGTTCTGTATTAGTAGACGCTGATAGAACAGCTGCAAACTATCAAAGAACAGGTGAAGTATTAACTTTACCTTACACTAATGTTGATTTAATTAATCAACCTTTTGCTTCTAAAGCAATTAATGTAAACCCATTTGCTATATTCAGTTGGGTAGGTACAATAGAATTAACTCCTTCAAGTGATGAATGGAGAGAAACAGAAAGAGCACCAGATTTAGTTGTAAATTCACAAACAGGTGCTTGGGACCAATTATTAAGAGAAGGTAGAGTGCCTAATCAAAATCAGATTGCACTAGGTACCGTATGGAATGATTGGCAAACAAACTGGACAGGTGCGCCACTAACTTCTGTGGTAACTGCAACAGGTGGTAGATTTATGAGAGGTCGTGCTATTATGCAAAGAACGACTATTACTTCTATCAATCAAGTTAACCAAAGTAGAACAGGAATTACAACAACTGCTGTTCCTCAAACTATTAGAACAAGTATGGGAGATAGAGTTGTTGATACTGCTTTTGTTCCATTTATCAGAGCAAGAAATGTTGACTTTGTTGCAACAAGATTAAAACCAAATACAAGAGTTTATCCATTCTTTGATAATGTAGATATAACTCAATATGTAACCCCGACAGGTGGTGCTGCTGGTGGTAATTTAATTTCAGACGCAAACGGAAGAGTGTCTGGTACTTTTGCAATACCTGATCCAAAAGTAAATAGTAATCCTAGATGGAGAACAGGTGAAAGAACATTTAGATTAACTTCATCTTCAACTAACTCGCAAGACGCAGCCGCTGTTGAAACAGCTGCAAACGCTGAATATGTTGCAAGAGGATTATTGAATACGGTTAGAGATACAATCGTTTCAACTAGAGAATTTAGAGGTGTACAAAACACGGTTACAGAAACTAGACAAACACTAGAAACTTCAACAAGAGCAGGTAGTAGAGTTATAGGTTGGCACGACCCATTAGCACAAACTATTATGGTTGATGATGAAGGTGGTGTATTCTTAACTTCTATTGATTTGTACTTCTCAACAAAAGACGCAAACATACCTATAACGGTTCAATTAAGAAATACGGTTAATGGTTATCCTGGAAGTAAAATATTACCTTTTGGTGAGGTAACAATTAATCCTAGTTCAGTAAATACTAGTTCAGACGCTTCAGTTAAAACTACATTTACTTTCCCTGCGCCTGTGTACATACAAGATAAAACAGAATATTGTTTTGTAGTTCTATCAAATTCAGACGAATACAATTGTTATGTTGGTAGATTAGGTGAAACAAATATTGGTTCTAATAGAACAATATCACAACAACCATATGCTGGTGTATTATTTAAATCTCAAAACGGTTCTACTTGGACTGCTGAACAAAACGAAGATATTAAATTTACAATTAAGAGAGCTGAGTTCTCAGCGGTTACTGGTACCGTTCATTTAGCAAATAAAGAATTACCAACAAGAACATTAAAACAAAACCCATTGAGAACAACAAATGGTTCTGGAGTAATTAGAGTATTCCATCCTAATCACAATTTACACGATACAAATTCTGTGGTTACAATTTCAGGAGTTCCTAATGGTTCTCATAATGGTATTGCACATACGGACATTAATGGAACATATACTAGTATTTCAAATATAACACTAGATAGTTTTGATATTACTGCTCAAAATTCTGCTACTGCAAATACAAGTGGAGATATTGGTGGTACTGCAATTACTTCAACTCAAAACAGACAAATAGATGTATTGAACATAGCAGGTATTCAAACACTTGCTGTTCCTGGTACAAATATAAATGCGTTTGTAAGAACAACAACAAGTAAATCAATTCACGGAACACAAACACCTTATTCATTAACAACTAATGCAAATAAGGTTCCTGTTTCATTACAAGATGACATTTACTTTACAGCGCCACAAGCAGTTTTATCTCAACCTAACGAAACAAATCGTTTAGGTGGTCAAAAATCTTTCTATACAATATTTGAATTATCAAGTACAAATACAAAACTATCTCCTGTTATTGACTTAGCAAGAAATAGTGTATTCTGTATTGCAAACAGATTGAATAGTCCAACAAGTTCTAACACACCAAACTTTGTTGCTGATACAGCACCTGCTGATAACTCAACTGCTTCAAACTATATAACTAAACCTGTTGTATTAACAAACAACTCAACAGCGTTAGATATTAGATTGACACAGGTAGTTAGAAGCTCAAGTGAAGTAGAAGTTTATTTTAGAACAACAAGCGCTGACGAAGTTAGAGATATACACGAATTAGATTTTATACCATTTAATACAGATGGTTCACCTGATAGTACGGTACCTGCTTCTGAAACAGACGAAGACTTTAGAGAATACAAATATAGTGTTGCAGGATTAAATGCTTTTTCTGCATTCCAAATTAAGATTGTGTTAAAAGGAACAAACTCTTCTTATCCACCAATCTTACGAGATATGAGAGGTATTGCATTAGCGATTTAAAGTTATGAGTAGATTTATTAAAGTACAACATAGTGAACATTTATTTAGAGATAACAGAAGTGGTGCAATTGTTAACAATAACCAAACTGAATATCAAATGTATATGAAAAGAGTTAAGGCAAGAGAAAACAATCTCAATCAAATGAAGGATATGTGTAGAGAGATAAATAATTTAAAAGCAGAATTGTTTGAAATTAAAGATATATTAAAAACATTATGCGATAAAGGAAACAAATAATGGCTGTAAGACAAGTATCAGAAACAGATAGTTTAGATAAATTAAGGATAGAGTTTAATGCTCTAGCTGCAAATGACTTTGGTGATATTTCAAACTTATCATCTACCTTATCTGCGACTTCTGTAATAGAAGCTGTAAACGAAATTAACTCTATCGCAATTGCAGCTGCTGGTTTCATATTATCAGATGGTTCAAATACACAGGCGGTTGCTTCTGGTAACACAATGTTGGTTACAACAGGTACTGGTATTACTGCAACGGTTTCATCTCCAGACACATTAAATATTTCTTTAAATCAAAATTTAACAGGTTTACAAACTTTAGATGTAACCCAATCTGCTGATATAGCAAACATAACGATTTCAAATAACTCAATTACTTCTGCTGGTGGATCAATTGATTTTGGTAACGAGGCATTAAGTACAACAGGAGGTATTACTTCTGGTGGTACACTTGTTGGTGCTGGTTTAACAATCAATGGTGCTTCAATGCAATTTGAAGGTTCTACTGCAAATAATTTTGAGACAAGATTACAAGTTTCTAATCCTACTGCTGATAGAGTTATTACAATACCTGATATTACAGGTTCATTAATTACTACTGCTGATACAGGTACGGTAACTTCAACAATGTTAGCAAACAATGCTGTAGGTACTACACAAATTGCAAATAGTTCAGTAACCGTAGATAAATTAAATGTTGCGTCAGCAACTTTAACGGTTGACACTTTAGTTGCAAACACAATTACAGGTACTGCTGATATAGCAAGTCAAGTTGCTTTAACTGGTGATAACTCATCTAACGCAACAAAGTATATAACTTTTGCTGATAGTCCAACAGGTAATCAAGGATTAAAAACAGATACAGGTTTATTTTATAACCCTGCTTCAAATGTATTAACAACAACTGCTACACAAGCTCAATACGCTGACTTGGCAGAAAAGTATACTTCAGATAAAGAATATGACGAAGGTACTATTATGTGTATAGGTGGTCACGCTGAAACAACTGCTTGTAGTGTAGACCATTGTCAATCTATTGCAGGTGTCGTATCAGATATTCCTGCTTACTTAATGAACCACGACCTTGAAGGTACAAGTGTTAATATTGCATTAACAGGAAGAGTACCAGTTAAAATTTGTGGTCCTGTTAGAAAAGGTGACTTAATTGTAAGTTGTGAAAAAACAGGTTGTGGTAGAAGAGAGGCAGAACCTAGACCAGGTGCTCTAGTCGGTAAATCTTTAGTCAATTGTGATAAAGAAGAGGAAAGACTTATTGAGTGTTTAGTTGGTAGATAGGAGTTTATATTATGGCAGATGAACAAACACAACTTTGGGTTTCTCGTTTAAGAGACGAAATTCAATCCCACGACAGATATAACGCAAGACAAATTTTCTATATTGATGACGAAGGTAGAGACCGAGAAGTCAAAGAACATATGACCTATGGTGAATGGTTGAGAGAGTATGAGAGATTTAAAACCATTAAGGTGGAAGGTTTAGAAGAAACTAAATGGATAACGGAGTGTGTAGACGAAGTTGTACATAATATTACTGGAAAGAAAAGAAGTAATATACATTTATTTGTAAATCAAAAACCAGGTGTTAGTTTTAAATCACATAAAGACGACCTAGATGTTTACTTATATGTTGTAAAAGGCAAAAAGAAAGTAAATGTTGAAGGAGAAGATAAGATAGCATACGCTGATGAAGGTGTGTTTATCAAAGAAGGTCAATCTCATTATGTAGATAACGAAGCAGATACTTGGGGGTTAAGTATCGGAGTTGTCTAATGAATTGGATGTTTTATCTAAAAACAACCGAAACCTGTAATCTAAATTGTAAACATTGTTTCACTTCAGGCACAAATGGTCCTAAAGTTTATTGGAATACAAACAAGATTATAAATTGGTTTAAAAATTTCAGAAAATACAATTATCACAAAAACGATATCGCACATTTAGAGTTTCACGGCGGCGAACCTTTTTTAGTTCCTGTTTCTGAAATGCAATATGTGTATGACGCAACGAAAAATTTATGGGACCATCAATCATATGGGGTTACCACTAATCTAGTATTCAAATTAAAACAAGAACATATAGATTTTATGAAAGGTCCACTAGGAAATAGATGTGGAACTAGTTGGGATCCTAATATTCGTTTTGCAAATGAGAAACAATCTAACTTATGGCGTAAAAATGTTGAAACATTGTTATCAGAAGGCATTACAATTAAACTTTTTATATCGGTAACCAAAGATACGGTTGATATTGAACCCATTGAATTGTTAAAATGGGTAAAAGATTTAGGTGTACAAGAAATGGCACTTGAAAGATTGACTGGAAACGGCAATGCTAACTTACATCCTGAAATTTTCCCAACAAATATTGAACAAGACAAGTGGTTTTTAAAAATGCACGAACAATCAGAGCAATATGGTGCAAGAAAATGGTTTGATAATGAGTTTTTAGAAACAATTTACTCAAAATTTAATTCAGGCAATACAAAACAAGGTACTTTTTGCCGAGATTGTGAACAAAAACTATTTACACTCAACGCAACAGGCACAATAGGTGGTTGTCCTAATGCAAGTCCTGAGTTTAACTTCGGTTCTTTAGATGACCCTATGATAGACCTTATAAATAATCCTAAGAGATTAAATAATATTGCTTGCGAAGTAGCAAGAAACCCAAAATGTTGGGAATGTGAAGTATTTAAATATTGTGGTGGCGATTGTCACCAACTAGGATGGCAAGGAGATGTATGTGGTGCCCCTAAATCTCTAATGAAACAACTGGCACAAATGAAAAGTGAGGCGATATGGTAAATTTAACGGATCCGATTAACGCTCAAAACATTGTAGACCGATTTAAAGAAGTGGTTACAGATGTTGCCGATAAAGACATAGTTTGGGGAACAGATAATTTACCTGGACATAGTTCATTTTCGGCATCCGACTTTGGAGGAGTAGTTGATGGTATGCAATTGAACCTAGTTAATGCAACAGGTTCATATTCAACTGGTGAAACGGTTACAGGTTCTATTTCAGGAACCGTAGGTACCGTTGTTAGTTATTCAAACAATGTATTAAAAGTAAGAAATGTAGTACCAGGTTCTGGACAAACTAATTTTGTTCAAAACGATATTATAACAGGTACTAATTCAGGTGCAACTGGTTCAGTATCTACAATGACAGAAATATCAGCAGTTAGTATTGGTATTACTGGTAATAGTATTGGTAATTCAGGAACATTAATTCAAGCAAACTCAATTTATTCTGTTTTGAAAGATGAAATGAATAACTATACTAACATTAAGAGTACAAGAGCGTTTGTATCAATGACTGGTGCAGGTACTCAATATGACCAAACAGAAATTGCACATAACACAACAAGTCAAAGAGTAACCTTAAATCCATCACAACCTAGTAATTTACAATCAGGACAAACAATAAGTGAAAGTAATTTAGAAAACTTTTTAAGTTCTCTTGCTAGTGCTTATACAACTGAAAGAGCAAACACTTACACACTATCAAAAACAATTTGTCATAGTTCGTGCCACAGCTCGTGCCACGGCTCCAGAGGAAGAAGATAATGATTGAAACAATAGTACCAATTGAATTAAAAAATTTAAAAAAATATTTTGAAGATAAATCTGAAAGTTATATAATAGATTATGAAAAGAGTAAACTAAAAGGTGCTCAGTTTCTAACTTATTTAAGTAATTTAGATGTACCTTGCGACCTATCTAATTATGATAATGAATTACTAAAAGAATATTTTGAAAGTTCTATGTTAGTAAATATACCATTATTAGAAAAGGCTGCTATGATTGTTTTATTTGAACACAAAGGCCTTGTAAAAGAAATTAAAAATGCAAAATTTATATCTGAAAATTTAGAGACCATTGACAAATGGGCAAGTAAACTTGAAAGTTTACCATTATATAATATGTCAATTGTAGGAGAAGGTGCATTTAAAGAATTTGTTGAAGCATATCCTACAGATGAAACAAAAGATACTAGAGGTATTAATTTTGTCAGTTTATTAAAACACAAAGATTTTTATTTTTATTATAATAAACCACAAGAGAATATTGTTAGAAACTATACTAAATACTTTAAAGAATATATGTTTAAAGGTAAATGTCTATTAGACTTTTGGGGTGTTAAAGAAAACCCTATGTTTCTAATGACTTGGGCAATTGCCGAAGGTAAATTTGATAGTAAAAAATACAAAGAAGCAAGAACAAAAGATTTAGAGGTACTAAATGCTACACCTGTTTAATAAAGTTTATATGACTTTTGACGACAATATTGATTGTCATACTAACAGATATGTTATATCTGCTGAAAAAGGCAATGAAATGCTACAAGAGTTGCAAACAACTTATCGTGGTACATTACTTAATTACTCTCATAGTGTTAACGCTATGAAGACAAAGTTTAATGGTATGACAGGTTTCTTTAATGATGTAAGATTAAAGAGCAATCAATTAGGTAAAATTATGATATATTGTGATAGTCAAGCATTTTTAGAGTTGGTAACTATATGGTTAAAAACAATGTTGCCATTTGCTGACGAAGACGCAATACAAAAATACATAGACATTTATTTACACCACGAAAGAATTATTGCAAATACACAATTGCAACCTACACACACTTTAGATTTGACAACATTAAATTCAGGTCTAGGAGATGTTAAAGGATATTTTAGAGTACAAGCTGCTTTAGATATAGAAGAAATTAAATCTTGGGATTTAGATTTATCAATAGAATTATTATTAGGTGAATATTTTGCAGGTGCTGATACACACGAAGAAAAATTACTTGCAACATATTTAAAATTTTTAAAGAGATTTTATAAAGAGTATTTTACAGACGCCAGAGAAGGTGCAGCTCTTAATCTGTTAAATACAACACAACAAACTAATTTAGGTTATACTGCTGATGATGTAAACTTAAATGCTGATAATGTGTTTGAAGGTATTACACCTTTAGCACCTTTTGCTGATAGTGAAGTATTTGTAGCAAAACCTACTGCAAATAATGGCGCAAACAATGTAATGAATATAGATAATTTGTCAAGTGAAAAACAAACTGCACTAAAAGATTTAGTCAAACAATTACACGACTTTGAAGGACAAGTTGACCCCGATACTTTTATGAACCATTTAGACAAAGCAGTAAAGACAACTCTTTCTAAATCAGAATTTGATACAATGATTACCGAGACGGTGAATAGTCCATCTAGTCTATCGTACATACCAAGATTTGATATTGGTAATATAAACTATTCTTTTATACAATATCTTTTCTCACTTAAAAAAGATAACGATACAGACACCTTAGGAAAATACAGACTATTCGCAAACTCGTAGGAGTTTAAATGCGTGAGTTTTTAATAGATCCCAAAAGAGACCCAGAGCAAGAGTATACAATTCATTTATTTGAATTTTGTAATTTGCGTTGTGCTTTCTGTTGGCAAAACCACGAAGATACTATTGGTACTGAAAATGTGATGGATAAACTTCCATCAGTAGAAAAATTTATCTCTAAAGAATTAATGCAAAAAGTTACCTTTAATGTTATGGGTGGCGAAGTCTTTGCACCTGCAATCTACACAAAGAAATTAAACGAGGGTTATAAGTTATTTGCAAAAGGTATAAAGAAGATATGCGACCACTATAATAAAGGTTGTGTAATTAATTGGGTATCTAATTTAGTAACCACACCTCAAGGTAATGAACAAATAAGAGATTTAATAAATTGGTCTAGGTCAGAAGGCATAGAAACTAGATTAACAACTAGTTATGACCCACGAGGTAGATTTAATAAAAAAGACTTTGAGATATTTAAATCAAATGTAGAATATTGGGGAGATGAAGTTACCTGTTTCTCTTGTCTGCTTACAAAACCTAATATAAAATTTTATTTAGAAGAAGGCGATGAGTACTTTGATTATTTGTATAATCAAGGTAAGTACATATATTTTGATTATTATATGCCAGATGAAAACGCAAAGTATCAAATGCCTAGTGATGAATTATTATTAAAGTTTTTTAAACATTGTGTTGACAAATATCCTAATGTTCATCCTGTAAGAGATTGGATTTTCAATAAGAAAAACTTTGCAAGTTGTAGAGTATCAAAACTTATATTAGCAGATGGTACTTTATGTCAATGTGGTAACCTTGTACAAGACGAAAAATCATTAAGTCAATATAAATCACCAATTAAAAGAAGAGACAATAGCATAATAGAAAATAGTTTTTTAGAAAAATACAATTGTGCTAGTTGTGAGTTTTTAGATAGATGTACACTAGGTTGTTTTATGAACCACGATTATAGATATAAGGAGGAACTCAATGAGTGTGTTTACAAACTTACGCACAGATATATTGAAGATGTACGAGTACAAAGAAATTATATCGCAACTTGATATAAAAGTACCTAGTCATATAGAAGTACAACTAGATAACTTGCCATTAGATAAACCTTATATGCCTAGAATAGATAGTAGACAAGCACATATGTTTCTATGGTTAGGTAAAAAAGAAGATGACATTGAAACTTATAATCTAGCAGAAAATTGTAAAAGTGAAATAATGTGGGTAGATAATAAAACACCTAACACTTATATTAAAGGTGTAGGTATGTTTCATATCTATGATGACTATGTTGTAGTTGGTTCATTAAAATATGCAGGTTATTTACAAAGAAAAACACCAGCAGATAGAAGACACTTATTAAGAACAATGTGGTGTGAGACAATAAATATATTTAAAGACAAAGATATAATGTGTCCATCAGGAACATTTTTTAATTGGGTACACTTATCTTTAAATCAAATGACCGTACAAAAAGAGCCTTATCATAGAGAGATAATGCAACAATTTGGTTTTAAACGAGACGAAGATTACTGGATAAGAGATAAAAAAAGTAAGACTGGTTTAGATTGGATAAAACTATATGGAAATTAAATTTTTAAATACAATAAGCATAATTGATGACTTTATTTCAGATAAAGAATTAATTGATTGGTTAAAAGATGAGAGTAAAATAGATAGTACCGTAAAAGGACAAGATACTCATAATCTTACTTATGCTCAAAATGAATTTGGTAAACTTGCAAACGCAACACTAGTAAATTATTGTAATTCAAATAATATAGATTATAATAATTTGTCAATGTCTAATTTTCAAAAAGGTAGATTGAAGAAATATGATAAGTCTATGGTGACTAATCATTTATACGAACCACACCACGACCAAGTTGAAGGTGCTTATATTTCTGCAATCTATTATATTGATAGTGATTATACACCTGACAAATGGGTAGGTGGTGAGTTAAGTATATACAAAAATTTAACCTTTGCTGAATATCCTAACAATGTTGTAAATATTAATCCTGTTCCTAACAGACTTATAATGTTTCCAGGTTTTCTAGTACATAGAGTTAAACCATACTTTGGAGAAAATCCTAGAACATCTTTGGTATTAGGTTGGGAAGTAAAAGACCAACCACAAACAGAACCTATATGGATTTAATAATTATATGAAAGAAGATAATATAAAAAAATTAATTGATTTTTCGTTAGAAATAACTCAAGGATGTCAATTCAATTGCACAGGTTGTACCATAGATAAAGTACATAACGATTATCCATCTGATAATCAGTTTGAAAAAATAATGTCTTTAGTAGATGACCTTAAAGAAAATGAATTTAAACCTATGAATATACAAATAGGTCCTACAGATGTAATGACAGCTTCAAATATGGATAAAGTCTTAACCGATGAAAGAGTTAAAAAATTAACAAAGAAATTTTTAAAGACGGCAATAAATTGTGCCTTTTTAAAACCTTTTGATGAAGACTATGTAAAGTTTGGTAAAAAACTTAATTGGTTATTAGAAGGTGGTCTTGTTAAATTTATAATACCATTTGAAGCTTACCATATAGACAATAAAGAATATTTAAACAGAATTAGAAATCGTATTAAAATAACTTTAGATAATATGCCAGATGTAGTACATACAAAAACTTATTTGATTATGAATTACGAGGCTACATCTATATATGACCGTGAAGAAAAGAAAAATTTAACTGAAAAACTAATATTAAAAACACACGAATCCGATTTACTAGAAGGTTTTGATGTAGGGTTTAATTTAGCACACTCTCTTTTAGATTTACGAAAACCTGAAAATGCAAAAAAATTATATGATTCCGTAGTAAATCTTAAAAATTATTTTGTAAATGCTAAAAGAAAATATGATGATAGAATTGATGTATATGATATAATGCCACACGAAGGAACAGATTGGGATATTTTTTATAAGTCAGGTAAATTATATTTGACGCCATTTTTATTTGAAGCCGTAACCAGTTTTGATAAAGAATTTGAAGTTAATAAAGATTGGTCTTTTGAAGGCTTACACGAAGCATATACAGAAAGTTTTATAAATCAAGTAGATTGGGCTCATAAAAATAAAGATTGTAAAGATTGTCAATTTGTACCTATGTGTGCTGAACGAGGTGTACACTCTCTAATGAAATTAATGAACACAACTAATTGTATAAGTCCTCTTAAATCACTTGAAGATAAAGTAATGTGGAGATAAAATGGATCTTATTATTAAACCTACTGAATTGTGTAATTTCAAATGTACTTTTTGTTCAAGTACACAATTAACTAATGAAAAGAAAAACTGGTTAAAACACGACCAGATATTTCGTTTTTTAGAAAGGTTTCCTGAAACTAAAACTATTATAGTAAATGGTGGTGACCCATTGATGATGGAACCTAATTACTATTGGAAGATTATTGAGTGGTTAGATAATAAAGGTTATGATACTTCACTTGCACTTACAACAAACTTATGGCCTTTCTATAAGAAACCTAAACTATGGGTTGACTTATTTAATAATGATAGAGTTGGTATTACAACTTCTTTTCAATATGGTGGTGGTAGATTAAAAGGAGACTATACAGAATTTACAGAAGAAGACTTTTGGAAATGTTCAGACGCAATGTTAGAATATTGTGGTTATAGACCTGATTTTATATCAGTTATTACAGAAGAAAATGTACACAACGCTGTCAAAAATGTTAAGTTAGCAAAACATATGTCAGAAAATAAAATACCTCAAGGTGTTTTACATAATTTCTGGAGAGAAGAAAAGACAGGTGTTGAGTGTAAATTAAACTATGCAATGGCAAGTGGTGAACAAAAAAATCCATTTTTATTGTCTGACATATATAAAATATATGTTGATATCTGGCGTATGGGACTTGCACCTTGGGAGTTCAATACAAAACAAATGATGACAACAATAAAAACTGAACATACAACTTGTCCTTTAAGTAGAAAATGTGATGAAGGTATTAGATGTTTACAACCAGATGGAGACTATTATAGTTGTGGTGCTTTTGGTGATGATAAAGATAAACCAATAGATTTTGAAAGAGAAATGCAAGGCGAATTTTTTACACCTTTACAAGATAGTTTAGAATTAACAACAATGAAAAGAGGTTGTTATGGTTGTCCTATGTTTAGTATATGTAATGGTTGTAGAAAGACAATAAAAGATTATAAAGAAGCAGGTGTCGTAGAAGCACATTGTCAAAAGATGAAAAAGAATGGTGTAGATATTTTAAATGCAAATGGTTTACATTATATTGAAATGACACCTTACGAAAATGAAAAAATAAAAGAAGTAAGACTATGATAAAAGGTATTGAAAATGTAATAATAAATGGCGTATTCGCATTTAAGGATCCTATTGCATTTAGATTTTTTGAAGGTGTTGAAATACCTTTTAAAGAACAAGGAGAATATAAAGTTTGTATTCATACAAAAGAAGTAGACAACGCACTTAAAATAACCCATAGTTATTTGGGCGATAAATATATTAAAATGCTATCAGGTAAATACAATTTATATGGTCAACCTGAAATAGTTAATGGTGTTGATAGTGGATCAACAAATTGGCATAATGATTTAAAAGAAGGTGCCAATCTTGCTATAATGATGTATTTTACAAATGCTAATAGTATAGAACAAGGTGGTTCATTATCAGTTAGAAATAAAGAAACTAACGAATTGTCTTGTATGTTGCACCCAGGTAAAGGTGATATGATTATTTTAAATCATAAAGAGACTTGGCAACATAAAGTAGGAGAATGGAAAAATATACCTGGTAAAGAAGAAAGAATAGTTGGCTGTTTTGATTTTAATATATAAGATTTTTGAGGAACTAAAATATGACATTACCGAAAATTAATTTATCAATTAATCCGTCTTATCATTGTAATTTTAGATGTAATTGGTGTTATCTAACACCTAAACAATTAGGTGATACAAAGACAATAGACCATATCAAATTAAACGATATACTTGCACACATACAAACTTATAGAGATATAAACCATATTGATTTATATGGTGGTGAGATAGGTATATTAAAGAAAGACAAATTAGAGGCAATTACTAATACTATCAGATTTTATTATAAAGACAAGATTAACATAAACACTAATTTATCTACAATGAATCCTATGTTTTTTAATCCTGATTATTATTTAAGTGTTAGTTATGATTTTAGCGCAAGACAAGACCATAGAAAAGTATTTGACAATATGACAAAGTTACCTGTTGACTTTTCTGTTCTTGTATTAGCAAATGAGCCAGTATTAAGAAATGTAGGTGCTGCTCACTTCTGGGATCAATTTAGAAAACTAAAACATATGAATAAAAGATTTAAAAGTGTTGAAGTAAAACCTTATAGTAAAAATCAGGCAAACCAACACACAATTACAGACGCACAATTTGAAGATTACATATTAGAGTTATGTGCTGTATATCCTAGTCTTATGACAAAATATGATACTGGTGATAGAATTAAAGATTTTACTTTTACTAATGAATTAAATATATTAGATAGTTTAGATAAAAGTTATAACGCATATTCAGACGACCACTTATATATTACACCTGCAGGAGAATTAGCAGTATTAGATTTTGATAAAAATAATAATGAGTATTTTAGAAAAGTAGATAATTTTGATGATTATATAAAGTGGACAGAAAAAGAAAAACAGAAGATAGATAAATCTCCTGTATGTAGAAAATGTGAGTATAAAGGTTTTTGTTTAACTGAACATTATAGATTTGTAGAAAATTTAGATAATGGTTGTAATGGTTACAAATACTTGTTAGATACTTACAGATTTAGATATGGTAAAGAAAAGTTAATTAATGTCTAATAGAGTATTTTGTATAGGTAATGGTAGAAGTAGACGAGGGTTTAATCTGAAGTCTATAAAAGGTAGAGGTGTTATAATAGGTTGTAATAATCTCTATAAAGATTTTGCACCTGATATATTAGTTGCAACTAACCATCCTATTATGCACGAAATATATAGAAGTGGTTATTGTTATACTGCAAATTGTTATTTTAGAGATTGGGTAACCGTACCTGTACAAAAGTTTGATAATATGATACAAGGTATGTTTCCTGAACATAGAAATATAAAGACTATAAGACGAGACGGACTATTAATAGAAAATCAAAGACAAGGTTCTAAAGAATTTGTCATACACGGATATAAAGACAAACAAACCAATCAAACAGAAGTGTCATTAAGTTGGTGTACAGAAGATAAAGTAAAAAACTTATCAGACATTTATAGAGAACACGAACAAGTTGATTGGGGTACAGGAACAACAAGTGGTTATGTTGCGTGTAAAGAAATATCAGAATTAAAAGAAGTGTATCTCATAGGACACGACTTCTTTAGCATAGACAAACAATTTAACAACATTTATAGAGGTCAAAAATTCTACGAAAATGATACTCATATTTCAGATTACAATATTAATAAATGGATATATGAGTGGCGAAGACTATTTAAATGGTATAACTGGATTAAGTTTTACAAAGTAAATAGAGAGAATTATTTAAATTTAAGATTAAACGCTTGGAACGATTGCAAAAATGTGGAGTATATAAGTTATGAAAGAATGGAAACTCAAACAAGAAGTATACCATAGATTAAACACTACTCATAAAGATACTCTAGTTGACAAAGAGATATCTTTGATATGGGAAGAGAAAGATATTGTAGATTGGGCAATACGACATTGGAATGAAAAAGTTGACAGATTTGTATACCCAGCAAAGAGTTATTGTGTAGCGATATGTTATGCAAAATGGATTGAGAGAGATTATGGTGACAACTTTTATGAGTTGTTAAACGACCCAATGTTATTATATAATAATGACGATTACTTTGAGGTATATGATAAAGTACCACACATATATGACAAGATAATATCAGCATACCCTAATGATGAAAATAGAGGTATGATACCAGATATTCGTGGATATTATGAAAAAGAAATAAAGTACGATACTGGAATTAATATAAATAATACTATAACAGGAGAAAATTATGGCAATTAAGATTAATGGTAAAGAGTATGATGAGAATAAGTTTGATGACAAGACTAAAAACTATGTTATCGCAAGACAAGAGCTTGTTCAAAATCAGGCGAGATTGGAGATTGAAATGGAAAAAGTTCAAGTACTTATCAGATATTACAATGCGAAAATCTGTGAGTTCTTAGGAATAGATCCTAACGCTCCTAAAGAAGATACCAAAGAAACACCAAAAGAATAGTAAACAATGGCGGCTATAGCAAATTTAAGGATAGACCAAGGAACCACATTTAGTTCAAATGTTACCCTTGCAGGTAATGACGGCGCAGCCTTTGACCTAACAGGTCATAGCGTAGAGGCTAAGATGGCAAAAGGATATGAAAGTACAAAAACTCGTATCACTATGACAACTAGCGTAGCAAACCCTGCAACAGGGATTATAACACTATCTTTAACTGCTGCTCAGACTTCTGCCCTGGACGCACCTAGTAGATATGTCTATGATGTAGAGGTTACTAACAATACTTCAAATGTAGTAACCCGAGTTATAGAAGGTATTATTACCGTACGCCCTAATGTAACCATTTAAACTAAATACTATTAGTTTGAGTACCCTTTGGTTATAAATATTAACAATTAGAGGGAGATTGTAAAGTGGCTCAGATTAAAGCAAGAATAGATAGCACAATTACTAGACCGCAACAAGTGTCGGTTACTATGCCTGCTGGCGCTCAAAGTCAGACGGCGGTTACTAACTCAACATTAAAGTTGAGACTATTACAAGATGTTGACGCTAGTTCTTTAAAAGATGGTTCAATGATACAAT